AACGATGTGACGCACTGAACGGTGGTGTTAGTCAGAATGTATCGCCAGAACGCCAGCCCGATTTCCTTGCTGAAGCCGCGAATCTCTGGCAGGTACATGGCGTGGCAATCGAATGTCAGCGGCTGAATCTCCTGATAGTAAACAATGCCGCCGAACTGCCCGTGCACGTTAACCTCAAAGTAACGGCATTCAGGCTTGTAGTCGTATCCATCACCGTTGTTGCTTCCGGCAATAATGTCAGGGTGATTTCCGACTGCTTCTATCAGGTCGATGTTTCGCGTTGGTTTGAATGTAATCATCAGTCAATCAGCCCATGTAATCTAAGTGCTGTTTCAAGCGCCAGAATACGCTGCCGCGCCTGCTGCAAACCTGTAGCGAGAGCCGCGACTTCGGATTGTGTGTACGTAGTGCCGACCGTGTATGACTGGTTAGCGTTGAATGAGCCAAGAAGAGGTGTACCTGTGGCTGCAGTCCATCCGGTATTTCTTGCTCCAACAACCTGAATTCCATCAACTGAATATGATGTTTTTACATCCAGCGGTGACGCAAGAGACTGCAATTTGGTTACGGTTTTCGATACGTAATCACTCTTAATGCCAGAGACATCGTTTTCTACGTCATCCAGTCTTTGGTCAACAGTGACCAGATGCGCCTGAATATCGATAACCTCATCCAGCAAGTAATCAACATCGCTACGCAGTACGGCTATCTTCCCTTCGGCAGTTGTTAACCTGACCTCAAGGAGATTTATCGCTTTTGTGTTTGCGGTGATTCTTGCATCGTGATCTGCCAGTTCGACGTCCTGTTCATCGTTTTTCACCTGAGCATCGTAAGCGCCCTGACCAGCCTGATTTGCCTTTCCAGCAATTGCGCCGACATCAGCCCCCTGATTAATGACATACAGCAGGTAAGACTGGCTGAATATATTGCGTGGAAGGATTGATGTATCGAGCCGCGTCGCCTGCACAATAACAGGGGTGTTGAGATTCGAATCAGCCATTACTCAATCCTTATCTGGCAGCCTGACAGAGTGACAGGTGACTTCGTGATAATGCGCAATTTGAAGCCGACATTTTTCCTGATGCGCCCTACTCGCTTCCACAAAACGCGTTTGTCGTAAACGAACGGTTCATTCTGCTCAATCATCTGCTCACGTCCGTAATTGATTCCGTCAGTGGTTGCAGAGAGGAACAGGCGGTCAGC